AGATGACACCAAAGATGATGCAAAAGCATTTGGTTTAGAACTGCCGAAAGAAAAAGAAGAAAAAAAAGATAAAAATTTTGAGGTTTACGATGATAATTGGGATGCAGTTATGCTTTTTTGTAATATGCAGACACAATGGAATACTTCTTTCGGAGGTTTTGTAGGATTAAGATATGAAGTTCTTTTAATGCAAGGTGGTATGTTTGACCTTTACAATATTATAGATAGGCGTAAAATCTTAGAAGAGCTACAAATTATGGAAGTTGCTGCTTTGAAAGAATTAAACAAGGAAAAGAAATAATATGGCCGCGTCTACGTCAAGAATTAATATTGAGTTTCTGTCAAAAGGTGATAGTGAGGTTAATAAAGCCTTTAGAAGGCTTGGCGGTGAAACTAGACGTTTAAATAGAGATTTTCAAAGTTTATCAAAAAAATCTTTATTACAGGTAAAAAATGAATTTAATAAGTTAGGAAATGGAATGCGTAATAGCATTAATGGAATGCAAGCGCAAAGAAACGCCTTAAATGGTTTGCGTAACATGGCAGACGTTACCAGTATTGAATTTAAACAGTTGACTGCTGACATTGCAAGATTAGATGCTCAAATGAGAAAAGCTGGTGCTACATCATCAAGGTTTGGAGGAAGACTTGGAGGTATTGCTAAAGGAGTTGGTGCTGTTGCGGCTGGTGGTATTTTTGGAGGGCCAGAAGGGGCTATTGGTGCTGGGATTGGATTAGCAATTGGAGGCCCAGCCGGTGGGGCTGTTGGCGCTGCTGTTGGAGCGCAAGTCGGTATGTTGCGACAACAGATTGCTGGTGTTGCAGAATTTGCTGCTGCGTTAAGTTTACAACGTAAAGCTTTAAAACTTGTTATTGGAGATACAGCAAGATTTAATAAATCACAAAAATTCTTGTTAGAAACATCAAGAAAATTAGCTATACCACAAAGTGTAATAACAAGACAGTTTACATCTTTAACAGCATCTGTTGTTGGTGCTGGAAAATCAGTTTCTGATGCAGAAGAAGTATTTAAAGCAATTGCCGCTGGTATAAGAGGTACTGGTGGAAACTTAGAGGATATGAAAGCGGCTATGAGAGCGACTGCCCAGGTATTCTCAAAAGGCAAGGTAAGCGCCGAAGAATTGAGACAACAGTTGGGTGAAAGATTGCCTGGCGCATTTACTTTATTTGCTGATTCTATGGATAAAACTCCAGCAGAATTAGACAAGGCATTGGAGCAAGGAAAAGTAACATTAGATGACTTTATGGGTTTTGCTAAGGAACTTTTTGCAACTTATGGAGAAAATGCAGAGATTCTAGCAGCAGGGCCAGATGCCGCTGGTGATAGGTTAAGAACTACTTTAGAAGAATTAAATGATGACCTAGGTTCTTTATTAAAACCAATAGGTGCGCAGTTCCAAAAACTTTCAGAAGATATTATCAAAGATTTTGCAGCAATTGTAAAAGCATTTAGAGAGATGGTTGATAGTATTGCTACTGAAAGAAGATTAATAAATGTTTTGGGTTTAAATAAAAATGAAAGACAAAAAATTAATACAGAGGCAAAAGATCAAGCAATAAAAAATATTGAATCAACAGTTATCACTGCTGGTGATGTTGACAATATACTTAAAAAAAGAAATTTTAATATTTTTGGTGCTACAGATAGATTAGAAAAAAAATTAAGAGCAAGTATTGGAAAAACCTTTGGAGAAATAAATAATTTTTCTACTGATATTTTTCATCTATATGAGCAAGCTACAGGCAAAAATTTAGCTGATGCAACAAGTATAGTAAGAAAAGAGATGCTTCTTGCTCAAGCAGAAATTCTAGGTTTTAAAGATTTAGTAAATGAATTAAGAGGAGTAGTTGATGATGATAAAAAAGGTAAAGGTAAAGGTAAAGGTAAAGATGATGATAATACTCTCACTAAAACACCTCTAAATGATTTGCAAGAAGGAGCAAAAGCATATTTTGAAACTATAAAAGATTTTGGTAAACAGACTCAAGATGCTGTTGCTAGTGCATTTAAAGGAATGGAAGATGCTTTAGTAAAATTTGTTACTACAGGAAAGCTTAATTTTGGCGATTTAACAAGATCTATTTTGGCTGATTTAGCAAGGATTGCAATTAGATCTGCAATGTTTAATATGGGTAAAAGCATATTTCCATCTTTCTTTAATTTTCCTACAGATAAAAAAAATGCAATGGGAAATGTATACGATGCTGGTAATAAGATTTCAAAATTTGCTTATGGGGGCGTAGTCTCGAAACCCAGCATATTTCCAATGGCAGACGGAATGGGTCTTATGGGGGAAGCCGGTCCGGAAGCAATACTTCCCTTGCAACGTGGTAAAGGTGGTAAGTTAGGAGTTATAGCACAAGGCGGTGGGGCTGGTAATATAACTGTAAATGTAGATGCTTCTGGTAGCTCAGTTGAGGGTAATGGCGATAGCAGTCGTCAACTTGGAGAGGTTATAGCAGCAGCAATACAATCAGAGCTTGTTGAACAAAAACGACCAGGAGGTATTCTTGCATAATGGCTAATTTTCCAAGCATTGAACCAAGTTTTCCAGTTAGGAAAATATCAAAACCAAAAACTAATACTGTAAAATTTCAAGATGGATATGAGCATAGAATTTTATTTGGGTTAGCTCCACACCAAAACCCAAAAATTTTTAATTTAACTTTTAAAAATTTGTCAGAAGCAGATAGTGACACCGTTGAAACCTTCCTTGATGCTCGTGCCGAAGATGGTGCAAGTTTTACATATACTCCACCAAGCGAGTCAAGTGCAATGCAGTTTAAATGTCAAAATTGGGATAAACAAATGGATTATCCAAATAGAGCAACTATATCTGCTACTTTTACACAAGTTTTTGAGCCATGAGTACTACAAAGATTTTTGATGAGATACAAAAAAGTAATCCATCAGCAATCATTGAGTTATTTACTTTACAACTATCTACTGCACTTCATGGTGCTTCCACTATATATAGATTTCATTCCGGATCTAATCTAAATGCAAATGGTCAAATAGTTTGGGCTGGTAATTCTTATCTTCGTTTTCCTGTAGAAGCTTCTGGTTTTGGATTTCAACGTGGAAAATTACCTCGTCCAAAATTAAAAATTAGTAATGCATTAGGAACAATGTCTGCAATATTACTAACCGTAAATCAAACAACAGCAGGGAATGATTTAACTGGTGCAACAGTTACACGAATACAAACAATGGCAAAGTTTTTAGATGCTGTAAATTTTTCTGGTAATTCAAATGCAACTGCTGATCCTACAGCAGAATTTAAAAGAGAAGTATATACAGTAGATAGAAAAGCAACAGAAAATAGAGACATCGTAGAATTAGAATTAGCTCAAGTTTGGGATTTAGCTGGAGTTCGTGCTCCTAAAAGACAATGCACTCGCTCCGTATTTCCTTCCATTGGTACGTTTAATTAATGTCTTGGCGAGATAAAGCATTAGTTCATGCGAAAGACCAAGACCCAAAAGAATGTTGCGGTTTATTATTAAATGTAAAAGGGAAAGAAAAATATTATCCTTGTAGAAATTTATCAATGACTGATACTCAATGTTTTATTCTTGATCCAGAAGATTATGTAAAAGCAGATAATTTAGGAGAAATAATTGGAATAGTTCATAGTCATCCCAACACTTTGCCAACACCAAGTCAAGCTGATCGAATTAGTTGTGAAGCTAGTAATTTACCTTGGTACATTGTTAATCCTAAAACAGAAGAATGGGAAGAATGTTCTCCAGAAGGTTACGTTCCAAAAATATGTGGCAGACCTTGGGTGTGGGGTGTTTGTGATTGTTATTCATTAGTTAGAGATTGGTATAAACAAGAAAAAAATATAATATTAAAAGATTGGAACAGACCTATAACACCAGAAGAGTTTTTGCAAAATCCTATGTTTGAAAGCTGTGCGTGGAGAACAGGTTTTAGAGAATTAAGGCAAAATGAAAATTTACAAAACGGTGATTTATTGTTTATGTCTATTGGTGCGGTTGGATTAAATCATGTAGCTATTTTTTTAGATGGCATGGTTTTACATCATTTAGCAGATAGACTATCTTGTAAAGAGCCTTACTCTGAATGGTTGCTAAAATGTACAGGTAAGAGGTTACGCTATGCTCACAAAAGTTAAACTTTATGGAGATTTAGCCGATTTTGTCGGTCATAAAGAATTAGAAGCTGTTATAAATTCTACGGCTGATGCTGTTAAGTTTCTTATTTGCAATTTTCCAAAAGTAGAAGCATATATGGCTAGTCGTTATTATAAAGTATTAGTAAATAAAGATCAGATAACTACAGAAGAAATTCATCATCCTATTGGTAAAGGTGAAATAAGTATAGTTCCTGTGATAGGTGGAGCAGGAGGAGATACAGGTAAGATTCTTTTAGGAGCAGCAATGATTGGCTTGGCATTTACAATGCCTGGTGCAGTATTTGGTGGAATGGGTGGGTTTACATCAGCAGCAGGGTACAGTGGATTTCAAGCAGCAGTAGGTAATCTTGGTATTGGATTACTTCTTACAGGTGTAAGTAATCTATTATTTCCACAAGAAAAACCAGAGGATTTTGAAAACGATCAAGACCCTAGAATATCTTTTAGTTTTAGTGGCATACAAAATACCTCACGGGCAGGAACTAGCATACCAATATGTTATGGAGAAATTATAACTGGATCTGTGGTAATTTCTGCTGGAATAGACACTAATCAGGTACACGCATGACTAAAAACATTATTGGTTCTGGTGGTAATAGGAATAGACGAAATAGAAAGCCCACAAGAGAACCTGATACTTTAAATAGTAAACAGTTTGCTACAATTCAAGATTTAATATCGGAAGGAGAAATTGAAGGCTTTGCTACTCCGTCAAAAGCTGCACTAAGTAGAGGAACTGAAACATATAACAACGCTTCATTAAAAGATATTGTTCTTGATAATACACCTGTTCTTACTTCATCTGCTGATAACGCAAATCCAGCTACATCCGACTTTAATTTTCAAGATGTAGAATTAACACCTCGTTTTGGTACGTCAAGTCAAAATCATATACCAGGAATTGTCGGTTCTCAATCATCTTCATCTGTTGGGGTCGAAGTTACTGCTTCTGGAGGTGGTGTTACTAGACAAATAACCAATACACAAGTTGATGCAGCAAGAATAACTGTTACTTTTCCATCAATTCAAAAAACTACAGATAAAGGAGATATTTTAGGTAGTTCTGTCTCTTTGAAAATACAAGTTCAATATAACAGTGGTGGTTTTACAGATGTTCTATCTGACACAGTAAAAGGAAGAACTGCTGACGCATACCAAAAAGATTACAGAGTTGACTTTACAGGTGCTTTTCCCATTGATGTAAAAGTAGTAAGGCTTACAGCAGATGCAGCATCAGGAGGTCAACTCGTAGATGCTTTTAATTGGACTACTCTTACAGAAATAATTGACGATAAACAAGATTATCCAGATAGTGCCTATATGAATCTGAGGTTTGATTCTGAGCAATTTAGTTCAATACCTGGTAGATCTTTTCGTATAAGAGGAATAAAAACAAGAATCCCAGCAGCTAATGGAGGGTTAACTCCAACTGTCGATCTAGCTACAGGAAGAATAATTTATCCAGCTAATTATATATTTAATGGAACGATGGCTGCTGCTCAATGGAACTCATGTCCTGCCATGGCATTACTTGATTTGTTAACTACTGAGAGATATGGATTTGGTACACATATATCAGATACAGATATAGATTTATATTCTTTTATCGAAGCTAGTAAATATGCAAATGAATTAGTAAGTGATGGTTTTGGAGGACAAGAAGCTCGATTCAGTCTAAATGTAAATATACAAGGATCAAAAGAAGCCTTTACTTTAATAAATGATATATCTGGAGTTATGAGAGCATACCCTATATGGTCTGCTGGAAAAATAAGTCTTGCTCAAGATAGACCTACAGATTCTAGTTATTTGTTTAGTTTGGCAAATGTAATCGAAGGCGGTTTTTCTTATTCTGGAAGCAGTTTAAAACAAAGACACACGGTTATAAGTGTTGCTTATTTTAATATGGATAGTAGAGAAATAGATTATGAAGTTGTAGAAGATACCACTGCACAAGCAAAATTAGGAATTATTAAAAAAGATGTTCGAGGTTTTGGTATAACATCAAGAGGTCAAGCTCAACGTCTTGGAAAAGCAATTTTATTTAGTGAACAACAAGAAAGTGAAATAGTTAGTTTTGGAGTATCTAAAGATGCTGGAGCAATTATTAGACCTGGTGCTGTTATATCAATAAACGATCCCGTAAGAGCAGGGGAAAGAAGATCAGGAAGAATAAATGCAGCTACTACAACGCAAATAACAGTAGATAGTGTTCAAGATTTAAATACTTTTGGAGGAACAAGTAAAAAATGTAGTGTTATTTTACCTGATGGAACAATAGAAACTAAAAATGTTATTGGTCTTGTTGGTAGTGTAATTACTTTAGATTCAGCACTTAGTCAAACACCTAATGCTAACAGTATTTGGCTTTTACAAAGTTCTAGTTTAGAGCCACAAACCTATAGAGTAATTACTGTTGAAGAACAAAATGGAATAAATTACAACATAACTGCTTTAACTTATATAGCTGGTAAATATGACAATATTGAACAAGGAATTAGCTTACCAGCTAGAAATGTATCATTGTTAAATCAACTTAAAGATCCTCCTTCAAACGTAACAGTTGACGAAAGAGTTGTAGTTATAAACGCAGTTGCACGAACCAAATTAATTATTTCTTGGATAAATGTTACAGGTGTGAGTCAATATTTAGTTCAATATAGATTTAACAATACAAACTGGGTATCTCAAACTGTACTTAGAACTGATTTTGAAATTTTAGATACTGTTGCTGGCCCATATGAAATACAAGTTTATTCAATAAATGCAGCATTAGAAATATCAGCAACCTCTACTAATGTTACTTTTAACGCTGTTGGTAAAACTGATCCTCCAGCAGATGTACAGAATTTAACAATCGAGCCTGTTACTAATAAACTTATAAGACTTAGATGGACAGAATCCGCAGATGCAGACGTAATTCATGGAGGAAAAGTATATGTTCGTCATAGTAATAAAACAGATGGTAGTGGTACGTTCCAAAACTCTGTTGATTTAATTGAAGCACTTGCTGGTAATACTACAGAAGCAGTAGTCCCTAGTCTTGACGGAGAATACATACTTAAATTCCGTGACGATCAAGGAAACTTCAGTACTGGAGAGACTTCTGTAATATTAGACTTACCTGATTTAATTGATAGTCAACAGGTATTAGCTGATAGAGAAGATACAGACAGCACTCCTTTCGCTGGTACAAAGACAAATTGTTCTGTAGTATCTAGTGCTTTACAATTAACAGATCCAGCAAGTAATCTTACTGCTACTTACGATTTTGCAAATACTATAGATTTAGGTGGTGTATTTTCTCTTAACTTAAAAAGATTAATTCAAAGTATTGGATTTGCAAGTGGTGGGCAGACTATAACTGCAACTTACACTCAATCAGGAACAACTGTTACTGTTACGAGTAATTCTCATGGCAGATCTCAAAATGATTATGTAGATTTTGATGCGTTAACAGGAGCAGGGGTTGATGGTGTATTCCCAATTACATCAGTCGCTACAAATACTTTTACTTTTACATCAGGAACTTCTCAAACAGTTTCTAGTTCTAATTGTACTTTTGCTTTTGTTAATACAATAGATACTTTAATTCCGTCTGGGACTTTTTGGGATGACTACGCTCCAAATGGTAATTTTGACGGCCCACAAGTTAACGATACTTCTGCTTCTATAAGTGTTAGAACAACTCAAACAGATCCTTCTAGCTCACCAACTTATACTCAATTTAATACTTTTGCTAATGGAACATTTAAAGGTAGAGGATTTCAATTTAGAGTTAATTTGAAATCAGAAAATACAGGACACAATCTTTCAATACAACAACTTGGTATTTTTGCAGCTTTTGAATCAAGAACAGAAAGAAGTTATGTAAGTGGAGGAAGTACTTCAACAGCACCTATATCATCTGGAACTTCTGGGTCAGGACTTGATGTGACTTTTGGAAGTCCGTTTTTCGTAGGAACTTCTAGTCTGGGGGGAGCTAATGCTTTTTTACCTTCTGTTGGTATAACAATACAGAGTGCTGCTGCTGGAGAATATTTTGTCTTATCTAGTGTTACTGGTACAGGATTTAATATAAGCATTAAAGATAGTAGTAATAATCCAGTAAATAAACAATTTACATTTCAAGCTGTCGGTTACGGCAAAGGAGGGTAGAATGGGGGAAATTATTTTTTAAATGTCACAGGTCGGTAATAAAAATATAGATAATGCTTCTGGTCAGGTAGTTAGACTAGATATTCAAAGCACTCTTGCAGCAGTAGCATCTAATAATTTTGGAGCAAAGTCTAGTGCTGGAGAAATACAGCCAGCAGAATTTGTTGCTGATAGTTCAACTACTCCAAAGAAGTTATTAATAAGAGCTACAAGTGGTAATAGTGCTGCTGCTAGTGCAACATTCTACGAAGTAGGAAATTTAGACGAAGCAAATTTAGGCTTGATGTTAAAAGCTGGAAGCACAATGACAGGCCCATTATTAGGAGATGATGCTTCGGGTGCTGGCACTCCAGCTTATGCGTTTGATCAAGACCCTGATACTGGAATGTTTAGATCAGGTGCTAATTCTTTAGGATTTTCTACTGCTGGTACGCAAAGATTTTCAGTTAGTGATTCTGGACTAGATATTACAGACGGACTACCTTTAAGATTTCAAGATTCCAGTGGTGCACCATTCGTTTCTTTAAAAGCTCCAAGTTCATTAGCAGGAAATGTAAGTATTACTCTTCCAGCTACAGATGGCAATGCTGGAGAATTTTTACAGACAGATGGATCGGGTGTTCTTAGTTTTTCAGTTGTTACAGGTGTACCATCTGGTGCTGTATTTTGTATGGCTATAGATGTCATACCATCTGGATATTTAGAATGTAACGGACAAACAGTTAACAGAACAACGTATGCTGCTCTATTTGCTGTTATTGGTGTAACTTATGGAGCAGGGAACGGATCAAGTACTTTTGAAGTTCCTGATCTTAGAGGAGAATTTATAAGAGGTTCTGACAGGGGTAAAGGTACTGACTCAAGTAGAACAACAGGAACTTCACAAGCAGCAGCTTTTGGACAGCATTTACACGCAGTTGATTTAACCACAAGCAACAAAAGTCTTACTGGTGCGTTGAGTGTGGCATCTGCAACTATGGCTCAAAACCCAGGTACTGCAAGTGGTATTTTTTCAAAAACAGGAAACCAGGCTGCTACAGGTGCTCCAAATGGAGGTTCTGGATCTACTGCTAACTTAGCTATTGATGCTTCTCACGATCACACAGTTACAGGTAATACAGGAAATCAAGGTTCTACAAGCAATAGTAATGAAACTAGACCTCGTAATATAGCTATGATGTACATAATCAAGGTTTAACTATGGCAATTATTCCTGGAAAAAAGAATTTTACTGTAGATAGGAGGGCAGACTTTCCTATCAAACTGACATTTAAAGATTCAACTGGATCGGCAATAAATTTAACTGGATATACTGTAGCTGCACAAGTTTATGATGAATCACGAGCCACAAAATATGCTGATTGGGTAATAACCTACACAGATAGAGCTAATGGAATTATTGACATGAATTTAACAGATACAGACACAGCGACCTTTACTCCAAGCCTTTTGTTTTATGATGTATTACTAACAGAACCAAGCGGTAGCAAAAACTATTATTTAGAGGGTAAACTATTTATAAGTGAGGGTTACACAGCATGAGCAATCCTAATCAAGTTGTAGTTTCACAGGTTTCTGATGTAACTACAGTTGAAATCACAACGCAAGGACCACAAGGTCCAGCAGTAGCTGGTGTGAATTTTGACATATCAGGTAAAGTTGATAATGCAGTTCTGTACTATCACGCTGCTTCTGATACCATTAAAGCAGATAACACAACTACCAAACTAACACTCGTAGACGGAGGAAACTTCTAGTGGCTAACACAATTAGGATAAAAAGATCTACAGGATCATCTAATCCTACCTCAATGGAAAATGCCGAGGTTGCTTTCAGAGAAGGCGATGAGGTTCTAATCTATGGTACGGGTACGGGGGGATCTGGAGGTTCGGCTACAAGTATTATTCCTATTGGTGGTAAGGGAGCATTTTTTGATAAGGCAACTACAAGAACAACAAATCATGTCTTAGCTGGTGCTGCTTCTGGAAGTGCTGCTGCACCTACATTTAGAGCATTAGTAAGTGATGATATTCCTTCGATAGCACATACAAAAATATCTGATTTTGATACAGGTGTAAGAGTTAATACACTGGCAGAAATGGCTGCTCCTGCTGCTGCTGTATCTTTAAATTCACAGAAGATTACATCATTAGCAGATCCTACTGCTGATGGAGATGCTGCAAATAAAGGATATGTGGATTCTGTTGCTCAAGGTTTAGATGTAAAAGATTCAGTCAAAGTTGCAACTACAGCAAACATTACACTTTCTGGAACGCAAACTATTGATGGTGTAGCGGTTTCTGCTGATGAAAGAGTATTAGTAAAAGATCAATCAACTGCAAGTCAAAATGGTTTATATCTTTGTAAAGCAAGTACATGGACAAGAACAGATGATTTAGCTGCTGGATCTGACGCTGCTGGTGCTTTTGCTTTTGTTGAGCAAGGAACTGTTAATGCTGATAATGCTTTTGTATGTAGTTCTGACAAGGGATCTGCGGTTACAGGAACAAATAATCTAACCTTTGTTCAGTTCTCTGGTGCTGGTCAAATAACAGCAGGAAATGGACTAGATAAATCTGGTAATACTTTATCTGTTGACTTAAAAGCTAATGGTGGACTTGTAATTGAATCTACTGAAGTTGCTGTTGATCTTGCTGCTAGTTCAATTACAGGTACTCTTGCAGTTGGGGATGGAGGTACAGGATCAACCTCTGCTTCGGCTGCTAGAACTGCATTAGGACTTGCTATTGGAACGAATGTACAGGCTTTTGACGCACAACTTACTGATATAGCTGGTTTAACCCCAACAGATAGTAATTTTATTGTTGGTGATGGATCAAACTTTGTTCTTGAATCAGGAGCTACAGCAAGAGCATCTTTAGGAGCACAGGCATCAGCAACAGACTTAACAAACTTATCTTCCTGTCAATCAGGTGGATCTGCTGCTTTAGCTGCTCTTACTTCAACAGAAATTGGTATTCTTGACGGAGCAACTGTAACAACAACTGAATTAAATTATGTAGATGGTGTTACTTCTGCGATCCAAACTCAATTAGATGCAAAACAAGCTCTTGATGCTGATTTAACTGCTTTATCTAGTTGTCAATCTGGAGCAGCAACAGCATTGGCTTTGTTAACTGCAACTGAAGTAGCAATCTTAGATGGAGCGACAGTAACAACTGCTGAATTAAATATTCTTGATGGAGTAACAGCCACTACTGCGGAGATAAACTTAATTGATGGCGGTACATCTGCAACTTCAACAACACTTGCAGCAGCCGATAGATTTATCTGTAATGACGCTGGAACGATGAAACAGGTAGCATTATCTGATCTGGTTACATTCCTCGAAGATGGCTCGGCATCTAGTTTTGATATAGATGGAGGAACATACTAAAATCTAACCATCAGGAGGAAAGACAATGGCTAACACAATTAAATTAAAAAGAGCAAGCGGTAGCGATCCAGGTGCTAGTGATCTTGTTGTCGGAGAAGTAGCCTTAAGAACAGATACAGCAAAATTATTTACAAAGAAAGATGATAATTCTGTTGCTGAAATTGGTGTAACGGCTCTTGGAAACAATGATGTAACAACTTCTACTATTGCTGATGATGCAGTTACTTATGCCAAAATACAGAACGTATCAGCAACAAACCGAATTTTAGGTAGAGACTCTAGTGGTGCAGGGGTAATAGAAGAAATAACTCCAGCCAATCTACGCACGATGTTAAACGTAGAAGATGGTGCTACAGCAGATCAAACAGCAAGTGAGATAGTAGCTCTTGTAGCTGACCAGACTATTGCTCCTTCCACGATTGATATGGAAGATAATGAAAAAATATTACTTGGTACAAGTGACGACCTACAAATATTCCATGATGCCTCGAACTCGTACATCCATGATGCTGGAACAGGACAGTTAAGGGTTAGTAGTAGCAACTTTAAGGTTTTAAATGCTGCTCAAAGTGAAACAATTATAAATGCGGTTGAGGATGGAGCAGTATCTCTCTATTACGACAACAGTAAAAAGTTTGAGACAACGAGTACTGGAGTGTCGGTTACAGGTGACTTAGTTACTTCAGATGACGTTATTATTAATGGCACAACAAATGATGAATCAGTTTTAAGATTCTATGATGGTGGTGCTGGATCTTGGATGATAAGGCAAACCAATAGTGATAACATACTTTCTTTTAGAAGAAACTCTACT